GATAGCTACACATTTATCATACAAACCAAACTTTGTCAACTACATGTTCCGAGAGGACATGATTTGTGATGGGATCGAGAACTGCTTGCAATACATAGATAACTTTGATCCAGAAAAATCCAAGAACCCTTTTGCTTACTTCACTCAGATCATATACTATGCATTCCTGAGACGTATACAGAAGGAGAAGAAGCAACTAGAGATCAAGAATAAAATTTTAGAACGGTCAGGATATGATGAAGTTATGCACACTGACACATTTGAAGGTACAATGACTGGGATGAATGCTAATCAATCTGACATGGGCAGCATCAAAGAGAACATCGAAACTAAAATGAACAGATAATGAAACCATACCAAAACGCTATTCCTCATGAGGATATCAAGTTTAGAGAAACTCTAAAGCAACTACTCCATGACAATGCTTATAGACATGGAAAGTTTACATTATCATCTGGTCAAGAGTCAGAACATTATGTAAACTGTAAACCTGTCACTTTGTCATGCGAGGGTAATGCTTTACTGTCTAAGCTTATGATTAAGTTTGTTGAAAAGAAATCAGTAGCAGTAGGTGGATTGACTCTCGGTGCAGATCCATTAGTATGTGGAGTAGCACAAAGATCATACTATATTGCATCTCATACTGATTTGGATGCACTTATAATTCGTAAGAATCCTAAAGGGTATGGTACGAAGGAGGTCATTGAAGGACCGAAACCTAAAGAAGGATCCATAATAACAGTATTAGAAGATGTAACCACAACAGGTTCTAGTGCAATGACAGCAGTCAAAGTGCTACGTGGTGCAGGTTATGTTGTTAATCGTGTTGTTGCTATTGTTGATAGGATGGATTCCCATCAAGTATGGAAAGATAATGATATTGAATTTTACTCACTATTTTTATTAGATGAAATAACATGACTGAACCATATGATTTTAACACTGGTATTCATAATAATGTACAGATTACCATTGACTTGAATGAATTAGTAGCTGCAAGAGGAGAGGTTTTATTTAAGGATGATGATGTATCAATGTCTCATAATCAGATTGGTTACATAGCAGAGAGATTGAGAACTGAATTAACTTGGGATGCACTCTACTCAATGGTTGATGCTTCTATTCTTCAATTCTATGATTGTCATGAGCATCCAGAAATCTGGACAGACAAACATTATGGTGAGATTCAACCCGAACCAGGACGTGAGAAAGAACTAAACGAAAGGGAAGCAGAAGCAAAGAAACGAAAGCAGTATTTTGAAAAGAACTTTGAGATGGTTAAATTAGAATCATCAGCATGGACAATAGAAGTACCTGTACGCAAAAAATGAATCCTGAAGAAAATCCGTTCTGGGGTGAACCCACCCCCACTGACCTGTGGGATGATATGAAAAAATTAGATGAACTCTATGCTAAACTTGATTGGGATCATAGAGATTACTTAGAGATTGCCATAGAGGGTAATCATATTACAATCAGAAACAAATCGAAAGAGGGCAGATGATTTTAGAAGTACAATTGGCAGTGGTGAGAAAGTTGAGGGAACTGTATCCTTCTACTAGAGCAGCATATAATATTAAGACACGAATGCTATGAGAATAACACAAAAGATTATTGATGATATCCAAATAGCATTAAACCATACTAAGAAAGATGGTACTGTGAATTGGAAAGATGGTGACAAAATAGAAGTATGTATTGCTGGTACATTCGCAGCAGATAAATTTATTGTCCTCCATAATAGATCCAAATGAAGGTAGCAGTTATAACAGACCAGCATCTAGATGGTCGGAAGGGCTCACAAGTCTTTTGGAATTACTTTAACAAATTTTATAATGAAATATTTTTCCCAACACTTGAGAAGCACGGTATCGATACCATCCTTGATCTGGGTGACACATTTGATAATCGAAAGTCTATGGATTATAGTACTTTTGCAAGGATTAAAACTGACTATTTCGACAGACTTGAAAAGTATGATGTACACATGATTCTAGGGAACCATTGTACCTATTATAAAAATACCAATAGGATCAATTCCCCAGAACTATTATTACAAGAGTATAATAATATAACTATCTACTCTGAACCAACTAACCTTATACTAGGTGGTAAGGAGTTTCTTATGTTACCATGGATCAATTCAGGTAACCGTGATCAAGCAACTAAAGCGATACAAGAAACAACTGCTCCTATCTGTGCTGGTCATTTAGAGATAGACGGCTTCGAAGTAATGAGAGGTCACAGATTCAACGGTGGATTCAAATCTACAGACTTTAAAAAGTTTGATCGTGTATGGTCAGGACACTTCCATCATAAGTCTAAGCATGGTAACATCCAATACTTAGGTAACCCATATCAGATGTTCTGGAATGATTATGCAGACACTAGAGGGTTCCACATATATGATACGGATACAGACAGACTAACATACATCAAGAATCCTTTTGATATCTTTACTAAGATATACTATAATGATGTTGAGCATGATTATAGCGATTATGCTACCAGCAATCACAAGGATACTTTTGTTAAAGTTGTGGTCGAGGAGAAGCACAAGATAAACGATTTTGAAAATTTGATTGACGGATTATACCACAATGGTGCTCATGATGTAAAAATTATTGAGAAGCTGGTTGACACGGCTATAGATGATGATGTAGAATTGAATGTAAAGGATACGCTAACCCTTTTAGGTGAGTACATAGACGAGGTAGATCTACAGGTGGATAAATCCGACCTGAAGACACTAATGCAATCTCTATACATAGAAGCGTGTGAAGTCTCATAAATTCTATGTTCGTCATCACGATAAAAGATCATCCACAGGGTGTATACTCTGTATTAGATGCTGATGACGACCGCATCATTCCTATCTTTGTGAATAAGAATGATGCTACTAGGTATGTTAATTTAATAGAAATTACTGAAGGCAATCCCCCTTTAGAGGTGATTGATGTTATCCTAGAACAAATGATGCAAGCTTGTTCTATGTCTGGTCAAAGGTTTAGTATTATTACAGAAGACGACTTTATAGTTCCACCCGATAGTTATGATTCACTTTCGCAAGATACGCTGGAAGAACCTCCTGAGCACAGGTAATACATTCAGCGAGATTGATCTGTCTGCGACTAGAAATACTTTGATTGTTGGAGCTAATGGTTCTGGTAAATCAACCATATTAGATGCCCTTACATTTTCTCTGTTTGGAAAACCATTCAGAAAGATTAGTAAGAGTATGTTAGTTAATAGTGTCAATGAGAAGGACACTATAGTAGAGATAGAATTTAGTATTGGTAAGAAGGACTATCATATCATTCGTGGTATCAAACCCAACAAGTTTGAGATTCATTGTAATGGTAAGATGCTGGATCAGAATGCTAAGGCAGTAGATCAACAGAAGAATCTGGAACAGAATATATTGAAGATGAACTTCAAGTCATTCACACAGATTGTGGTGTTGGGATCTAGTACCTTTGTTCCCTTCATGCGTTTACCTAGTGTGCAACGTAGAGAGATCATTGAAGATATCCTAGACATTCAAGTGTTCTCTATTATGAATACTAGATTGAAGGATAGGGTAAAGGATAATAGTAATGAATTAAAGGATTTAGATTATCAGTTACATCTTCTTGCAGAGAAGATCGAACTACAGAAAAAGTATATGTTCGAATTGGAAAAGAAGAACAAAGAAGAGATTGATAGAAAGAGAGCAAAGATCACAGAAGCAGAACAGGAAGAATTAGAAACAAATGGGTGTATTCAACGTATAGTAGATAACGTACAAGACTTGCAGCAAGAGATGGAAGAATATGCAAAGTCTGTTGACAAGCTAGACAAACTTAATACAATCTTAATAAAGTTAAATCAGAAATTAAACACACTCAAGAAGGAGCATGAGTTCTTTGAAAAAAATCATGTATGTCCTACTTGTACTCAGGTTTTAACTGAAGAGTTTAGAGGTGAAAAGTTAGAGAATGGTCAGTCTAAATTAGATGAAATGTATGGTGGGTATGAAGAACTAACTACAACCATTGATGCAGAAAAGAAAAGACATGATAAATTTATTGAGTTATCCACTGAGGTAACAAAAGCAAATGCAGAGATAGCAACATCAAATTATCGTTTGGTAACTATACGCAAGACCATTAAAGAAATTCATGATGAGGTTATGGAACTGGAAGGTTCCAATCCAGATAAGAAAGCAGAGTTTGTTAAGTTGGAGAAGTTAGTAACAGAGAAGAAAGAGATACAACAGACAACTATTGATTCTAAGAAGGATCGTGATGTTCTATCTGCTGCTATTGCATTGTTAAAGGACAGTGGCATCAAGACTAGGATCATCAAGACATATCTTCCTACGATGAACAAGATGATTAATGAGTATCTTCAAAGGATGGATTTTTATGTTAACTTTACTTTAGATGAGAACTTTGATGAGACTATTAAGTCTAGATATAGAGATGTCTTTACGTATGAGTCATTCTCAGAGGGTGAGAAAGCACGTATTGATATCAGCTTATTGCTAACTTGGCGATCTGTTGCTAAGCTTAAGAATAGTGTAGATACAAACCTTTTAATTTTAGATGAAATCTTTGACAGCTCGCTTGACCAATCTGGTGCTTCTGATCTTGGTTGGATCTTACGTAATTTCGACGATAACACTAATGTTTTCGTAATCAGTCATAAGGATCTATTGAATGATAAGTTTGATAGAACTATCAATGTGACTAAGGAAAAGAATTATTCGACAGTACAGGAGACAGTTCACGAAGTGACACATGCACTGGTTGGCTAGTATAATTTTTTGTGTATACTAGGTATATCAAACAAAAGACCAATGACATTCGAGCATCACCAACATCAGAGACAGGAGATCAAAGGCAACCTTGCAAGACTCCTAGCAACAGAGAACCTTATAGTAGAGCATAGGAAAGATATTCCTACTGCATCATTTGATACTGACCGTAGAGTTCTTCAGTTGCCACAGTGGGATAAAGCAAGTGGTGTTGTGTATGACATGCTTGTAGGTCATGAAGTAGGACATGCTTTGTACACTCCTAATGAGGATTACACAGACCATGTTGAATGTCCAAAAGATTATGTGAATGTCGTTGAAGATGTTCGTATTGAGAAATTAATGAAGCGTCAGTATCCTGGTCTTCGCAAGAGTTTTGCTGGTGGATACAAAGAATTAAATGATGAAGATTTCTTTCAGATTGAAGGTGAAGATATTTCACAACTTCTATTGATTGATCGTATCAACCTACACTTCAAGGTTGGTGCTGCTGCTATGATACCCTTTAATCCTGATGAGTATGGATTCGTTAAACGTGCAGAACTAACTGAAACATTTGAAGAAGTATGTTCTCTAGCAGGTGAAATCTTTCAGTATACTAAAGAAGATCAACAGCAGAAAGCAGAAGCACAAGCAAAATTAGATGAAGCAGGTCTAGAGTTAGAAGATGATTTAGAAGATGGTCAAGATGCTGGTCAATCAAATTCATCACCACAAAATTCGAAAGAAGGTGAATCAGATGATGGTGAAGAGGATGATCAAGAGTTTGAGACTAGTAGTTCTAATGGTGGAACAGGTGGTAGTGGTTCTACAACACCTGGTAATTCAGGTGGTGAAGAGGGTGCAGAGCATTCTCATACACAGAATGCATTTGATAATGCTTCTACTCAACTCTCTAGTAATAATGGTTATAACATTAAGTACTATGAGATTCCAGAAAAGGTAAATCTAGATAAGATTATTGTTGACTGGAAAGAAGTACATGAGTGGGTTGATTCTAGATTCGCTGAAACACCAGAACCAAGATCTTCTGTAGGTGAAGATGGTACTGTATACTGGAAGCAGATAGGATTAGCAGATGCTGATTCTGAGTATAAGTCTCACAGAAAAGAAGCACAGAAAGAAGTTAACTATCTTGTTAAAGAATTTGAGTGCCGTAAATCTGCTGATGCATATGCTCGTGCTACTACTGCTAAGACTGGTATACTTGATTGCACTAAACTTCACACATACAAGTACAATGAAGACCTATTCAAGAAAGTAACTGTTGTTCCTGATGGTAAGAATCATGGATTGATCTTCTTAATGGACTGGTCTGGTTCAATGTCTGAACAGTTACATGCAACATACAAACAGGTTCTTAACCTTACTGCATTCTGTAAGAAAGTTCAGATTCCATTTGAAGTTTATGCTTTCACAAATGAGTGGAGAGTTGTTAACTACATCAAAGAAAATCAAAGTATGGTACATCATTACTATAGAGAACCAGAAAACTTAGTTGTTGGTCAGTTCCATCTTGAAGAAGGTAACTTCCATATGATGAACATTCTTTCATCACGTAGCAACTCACGTGAGTATGAGAGACAGTGCAAGAACATTTGGAGAATAACATATGCTTACGATAATCATCGTACTGGCAGTTATCAAATCCCAGAGGGTATGAATCTATCTGGTACTCCATTGAATGAAGCAATTGTTATGCTTAACTATATCATTCCTGAGTTCAAATCAAAGAATGATTTACAGAAAGTAAATGCTGTTATTCTTACTGATGGTGAAGCATGCTGCTCTGCTTATGGTAGACAGTCAGACAATGAAAGAACTGGTGAGGTAAAAACCTATCCTAGTAAAATAGGTTATGGTAATGCATTGCGTGATCGTAAGACAGGCATCATATACAGACCACTAACCAATTCATACACTCAAGTAACTAACCAGTTACTACGACAAGTTCAAGATAGAAATGCTGGTGTTAATGTTCTAGGATTTAGAATCATGAGTGGTAACAGACTCCAAGAGTTTGTTTGCAGATACTCTAAACTTGGATCAAACTACAGTGAGATTCAATCACAGTGGAGAAAGAACAAGTCTGTTATTGTTCCAAACCCACTTGGATACACTGCTCTCTATGCTATACAGCAAACCGCACTTGACAACAGCACTGACTTTGATATAGAATCTGGATCAAAGAAGGCAGACATTTCCAGAGCATTCAAAAAAATGTTAAAGTCTAAGTCAACTAACAAGAAGTTGTTGAATTCTTTTATAGGGTACGTTGCTTGACAATTACCCTTTTCGGTATTATACTGAATCAAAGTAAGCCAAATCTAACAAATCTATGAGAAAACTCAAACAAATCTGTCCAGAATACAATCAGTACGCAAATTTCCACAACGATAAGATCTTCACCATGGCGTTAAAACGTCAGATCCAGGAAAACCCAAGTGGAACTCAGTTGAAGTTCTTGAAGAAAGCTGCGAAGGCATATTTTAGGGATATTCCTAAGTACAAGAAGGTGTACGATGAGATGACAGCAAAGGATTGGGCTGATGTTGCAAAACGTTTGAGTTCCATATTCCAAAAAAGCAAGAACGTTAATCCTGCTTTATACAAATTCAGACAGTATGCTCCAAACTTATTTGGACAGAGTAAGCAGGTCTCTCAGGCAAGTGTAAACTTTGGTGATAAGTTTGAACTATATGAGGAGACTCCTCTTCCAGTAGAGGATACTGAAATTCCTGATCAACAGGAGCTTGATTTTGAGGTGGTTGATGTTCCAAAGGCAAAACTTCCTAAGAATTTAGATGCTACTTTCTTTATGGATAGGTACTTTGACAAATCTTCTAGTGTGAGAATGACACTACCAGATAGCACAATGATCCAGTTCAATAAGTGACACACACCCCCTTCACAGGGGGTTTTTTCTTGCTATCATAAGTACATAACAAACAAAAAGCAAAATGCCAGCACCAAATCCTCTTACAACTACACAGTTAGTTGGTTACTTATCAGAAAAATATGGTTCACAGATCAATGCAGATCATGTACGTGAAGCAGCATCACATTTTGGGATTGGGTATGCTACAACCACAAAACGTTTACGTCAGTTCTATGTACAACGTGGTACATGGAATATTGAGAAGGTTAAGAAGCAACTTGAAAGACAAATCACTTCTCCTTCTGTAATACCAGAAATTCAGCAGAACCTAAAACCAGTTAAGGATCCAAACTTTGTTCCTTTTGGAAACTTCTCAGATGTGAAGAAAATTATAGCATCTAAACTATTCTATCCTACCTTCATCACTGGACTCTCAGGAAATGGTAAGACACTTAGTGTAGAGCAAGCATGTGCTCAACTAAATAGGGAACTCATTCGTGTAAACATCACTATTGAAACAGACGAAGATGATCTCATCGGTGGATTCAGACTTGTTAATGGTGAGACTGCATGGCACAATGGTCCTGTGGTAGAAGCACTAGAGAGAGGTGCAGTTCTTCTTCTTGATGAAGTTGACCTCGCATCAAATAAGATTTTATGCTTGCAATCTATCCTAGAAGGTAAGGGTGTATTCCTTAAAAAGATTGGTAAGTATGTTGAAAGGAAACCAGGCTTTAATGTTATTGCAACAGCAAACACAAAGGGTAAGGGATCTGAAGATGGTAGATTCATTGGTACTAATGTATTGAATGAAGCATTCCTTGAGAGATTTGCTTTGACATTCGAGCAAGAGTATCCTTCAGTTAAGACTGAGCAGAAGATCCTTGAGAAAGTATCTGGTAACTTAGGTGTGCTTGATGAAGAGTTCTGCGAGAACCTCGCTAACTGGTCTGACATCATTCGTAGAACATTCAAGGATGGTGGTATCGATGAAGTTATCTCAACTCGTAGACTCGTACACATCATTCGTGCTTTTGCTATCTGGCAAGATCGTTTAAAAGCAATCAAGTTATGTGTAAACAGATTTGATGACGAGACTAAGCAGTCATTCTTAGATTTGTATGATAAGATTGACGTTAACGTAGGAGAAGAATCAAATGATTAAATCAGGCGATTGTAAATTCGTAGGCAGTGTCATCTCCCTTAAGGGAGGTGCTTCTGCTAGGGTGCTCAGTGTACGTGAAGATAAAATTTCAATATTGAATCTTGACGGTTCGCACAAAGAGTGCTATTATGAAGAGATCAAATATGTATGGACACCTTGAAGTATAACGAAGACAAACTCATCAAAGAGATTCATGACTACATCAGTCAAACCTACAGAGGACACTACTCTGCTGGTAATGTACAAACACTTGACCTCATTGATTCTGTAGGAGATGCAGAGGCATTCTGTAGAAGCAATGTTCTGAAGTATGCTTCACGTTATGACCGCAAAGGATCAGCACGTAAAGATATTATTAAAATTATTCACTATGGAATACTCCTTCTACACTTCAATGACAAACGAGCAGCAGCAGACGCTGCCACCACTGGTTCCACCTCCTTCACCGTTGACTATGACAAATAAAGTAAATCTAACTGGTGATACAGTAAGTATTCTAAGGAACTACTGTCACATCAATTCATCTATCGTTTTTAGAAAAGGAAATGTTATCAGAACAATCAGTAACGCAGAGAACATCCTCGCTAAGTACACCAGCGATGAAAGCTTTCCGACTGACTTCGCTATATATGACCTTCCACAGTTTCTTTCTGGTCTCGCTCTGTTTGATAATCCTGAACTGGACTTCTCCTCTGAGAATTATGTTCGGATTAATAGCGGTCGTCAGTCTGTTAAGTACTATTATAGTGACCCTGAGATTACGCTCAAGTCTGCACCAGAGAGGAATGTAAAGTTTCCTGGTGGTGATATCACATTCGAATTGAAGTTCGAAGATCTGAAAAAGATTAATAGAGCAGCAGCAGTATATCACTTGCCTGATCTAAACGTCACTACAACTAATGGGAAGATCGAACTCATTCTCCATGATAAGGATAATGATACTAGCAACACATTTAGAATTGATGTGGAAGGTACGTTCGAAGATGATCTTGATCTTGACATTAAGATGGAGAATCTTAGGGTGATGGAGAGAGACTATAACGTTAAAGTATCATCTCAGTTAATTTCTGAATGGACTTCTACTGATAACAAATTAACTTATTACATTGCGTTGGAGCCCAAGTAGTGTCGAATGATTTTTTATGGGTCGAGAAATATCGACCAAAGGTGATTGATGAATGTATACTCCCAGAGACTATCAAGAATGTATTCAAGGGATTCGTCTCTCAAGGCGAATTACCTAATCTCCTGCTTACTGGATCTGCTGGTGTTGGTAAGACTACCATCGCCAAAGCATTATGTGATGAGATAGGTGCATCCTACATCATGATCAATGGATCTGATGAGGGTAGATTTCTTGATACTGTTAGGACTAGAATCAGAACGTTTGCTTCAACAGTCTCACTCACCTCTGGAGCGTCCCACAAGGTCGTTATTATAGATGAAGCAGACAACACAACCAACGATGTTCAACTGTCTCTCAGAAGTGCTGTGGAGGAGTTCCACAATAATTGTAGGTTCATATTTACTTGCAATTTTATTAACAAGATCATTGAACCTTTACACTCACGGTGTACAGTGGTTGATTTTCGTGTAAAGAATGGACAGTCTGTGGCATTACAGGGTCAGTTCTTTGAACGTCTTAGAGTTATACTGAAAAAAGAGAATGCTAAATTTGAAGATAAAGTTCTGGCTAAACTTATTAAGCGGTATTATCCTGATTGGCGTAGGCTTATCAATGAGTGTCAACGCTATTCTGCTAATGGATCCATTGATGCAGCTATTCTCGTGGATGTTGCTGACGTTAATCTTGATAGTCTTCTTTCGGCGTTGAAGCAGAAAGATTTCAAGACTGTTAAGGAGTGGGTAGTTCAACATATGGATAATGATCCTAGCATGGTAATGCGTAAGATTTATGACAATCTTTATGGCGTACTAAAACCCAATTCAATACCAGAAGCTGTACTAGTTATCGCAAAGTACATGAGAGATATCTCAAATGTACCAGACCAAGAGATCAATATGTTAGCATGTCTGACTGAAATAATGATGACTTGCGAATTCAAATAAAGTGTGCTAAATTACTTTAGCAAGTGGAGTTTCCCAATGACTGAACTAAAGAGACCAAATCCTTACAATGCCCAGAACACTAAAATCACTGAAGACACCACTGCGTTATCCAGGAGGCAAGAGCAGAGCGATAGTAAAGTTGCTGCAATACCTCCCAGACCTTTCCCAGGTAAAAGAGTTTCGTGAACCTTTTTTAGGTGGTGGGTCAGTAGCATTAGAAATTACAAAGAGGTATCCTAACATAAAAATATGGGTCAATGATCTGTATGAACCTCTAGCAAATTTCTGGCAAACATTACAACATGATGGTGAAAAATTACAAGATGAACTTACACAAATCAAAAAAGAATATCATACTCCCGATCTGGCAAGGGACATCTTTACCAGATCCAAGGAGTATCTGTCCACGGAAGAGACTGAAAACTTCCGTCGTGCTGTCAGTTTTTATATTGTCAATAAGTGCAGTTTTAGTGGTCTCACTGAGTCCTCGTCGTTCTCAAAACAAGCAAGCGAGTCCAACTTCTCCATTAACGGAATTGAAAGACTCATGGAATACTCCGAGCTTATTGAAGGATGGAAAATTACCAACGATACCTACGAATCCCTTCTAACAGATCAGAAGGATGTATTCGTTTATCTTGATCCACCCTATGATATTAAGATTCCTATCTATGGGAAGAGGGGTGCTATGCACAAGTACTTTGATCATGATAAGTTTGCTAACGATTGTGACAATCATACTGCTCCTATGCTGATATCATATAACAGCAGTCAGGTGGTACGAGATCGATTCAAAGATTGGAATGCTGCTGAGTTCGATCACACTTACAGCATGCGTACTGTGGGTGATTACATGAGAGACCAACAAGACCGCAAGGAACTGGTTCTTTTGAACTACTGAACCAGTTGAGGAACTGGCACATTTTAGTGTCACAACGCACTCCCTTTGCTATAATACATACAGATAGCAAAGGTACTAACTATGAGATGCGAAGTGAAACTCTACGTTGCTGGCAGAGTCTATAGTGAGTTTGTTGAAGCACGTAACTATCAAGAAGCACGTCAGGTTGCAGAAGTACGTAACCCTCATGCTAAAATTATGTCTGTGAATGCTGTATTTGACAAATGAGTAAAACAAATTTACAAGAGAAAATTCAAATAGCAGAAAAGCGAATTGAAGAATTACTCTTGTTGATAAAACATTGGAAAGAACAGGAGGAATCTAAATGATCTTTTTATCAAAACCATCTGTGTATACACTACCTGGTACATGGGAGAAGCAAGATGCTATAGTGCATCACTTAAATCTAACACCAGATCAAGGATTTATTTTCTTCTTTGGTATGGTTCTTTTTGGTTTAGTTATCTACGGAATTTATCTTACAGTAGGATCAGGTAAGAAGAATCTAAGAGACCCTATTGACGAACATGCTAAGATGCATGAACTAGGTATTGCACATGGCCATGGTGGAAACAAGGAAGCATATGAAATGTCTGGTAAACTAAAACATACTCATGATGATTAATGAAGTATCAACTTAAAGACTATCTTTACACCATCAATCAAACTAAAAAGAATTTGATGGATGAAGATAGTGATGCTATAAAAAAATATGTACCCTATGTGGTTAATCGGTGTCTGTCATCATTTACAGATGCCATTCTTTATGCCAACGAAATGAATAAGTCAGCACATCTTCCTAAGAAGATGCAGTATGACTTTTACATAAATAGTTTGAAGCCTAGAAAGCGTTTTTCGCCATGGGCACGGAAAGATTCAATTGATTATCTTGACGTAGTTAAAGAGTATTATGGTTATAATGATGATAAGGCTCTGCAAGCACTCAGGATTCTCACAAAGGATCAACTTGAACATATAACATATTCGTTGAGAAAGGGTGGAAACAATGAGCGTCGAAACTGAGATCCAGTGGAAACAATCAGACATGATTGAAGTCATGCTGAGTGAACCAGATGATTTTTTAAAAGTGAGAGAGACTCTAACAAGGATAGGAGTAGCATCTCGTAAAGAAAAAAAGATTTATCAATCTTGCCATATTCTACACAAGCAAGGTAAGTATTACATAGTTCATTTTAAAGAACTGTTTGCTTTGGATGGTAAGAAAACTAACTTATCAACAAATGATGTGCAACGTCGTAATAGAATTGTACAGTTACTATCTGATTGGGGATTGATTAAAATCTCTGATAGTAATGCTGTGCTTGACCTAGCACCTCTTAATCAAATAAAAGTCTTGGCATTCAAAGAAAAGGGTGACTGGACATTAGAAAGCAAGTATAATATTGGTAGAAAGAAAACTGAATCTTGACTGATGAAATAAATGCTCTTGTTATAAAAGAGCAACGTGGTAAATTACATAGATGGAAGACTTGGGAACCTAAGACACCATTCGCACCCACCGTAGATGCACATGTGTGGGTGGATTCTTATGGTCCTTTATTAGCAAAGGAGCTTCAAGTATTAATAAAGGAAACACGTATAGGTAATGTATCAGAAGGTTCGTTTTTAGTAGGACAAGACTTTAAGAAGTGGTGGACAAAGTATAATATTTTTAGTTGGACTGAGTGGACAGTGTTGTCTATGCTCAGAGATAATGTTTATAGCAGTTATGTAGATTACTGTAAGACACTTGAAATAGAACCATTACAGAGAAAGGATCTTTGGATTAGAGGATGGTTTGTGAGACTTGAACAAGGTGATCATATAGGAATGCATTCACACTCTCTACACGAGAATACATTTCTTAGTGGAAACATGAGTCTTAGTTTGAATGATACTACAACAGACTATTGGATCCCATTGTTTAGTTTGTATCATGGTTATTTCAGAGTGAAGAATGATCCAGGTAATATATGTTTGTTTCCTTCATGGATACAACATAGGGTTGATAGTCTTAAGGATAGACAGGTACGGTATACCCTAGCATTTGATTTGTTTACTAAAGAATCATTTAATTATATCGAGAAAACCGAAACTAAAGGTGAGGATCTTGCGAAAATAATCCTGTTGTCAACTAAGTTGTAGTGTGGTTAAATAGTAGTGTCGCCGAAAGGGACACAATTACACTCGCTTAATAAGGAGAACTATCATGGGTAACCTACAAAGGTATCATGCTGCGGATCTACCACAGCTACTAGAAAGAATTAATAAGAACTCCATCGGAATGGAAGATTTTTTCGATGGGTTTTTTAATGCAACATCAACAGATAACTATCCACCATACAATTTGGTATCTGTAAACAACGTTGAATCCAGACTAGAGATCGCTCTTGCTGGTTTCAAGACCGAAGAGGTTGCAGTTTACACAGAGTATGGTAAACTATTTGTAGAAGGCAAAAAAGAAAACACAGACACAGAAACTGAATACCATCATAGAGGACTAGCACAGAGATCTTTCAAGAGGTCGTGGACTATTTCAGATGATGTAGAAATTACGTCTGTAGAGTTTCAAGATGGTCTTCTATCTGTTAGA